TTATCGTGCGCCTACCCTTATTTTTGACCTTGCACCCCATTTCTGCTCCTTTTCGACCTGTTCCTGCTGGTAAGCTGCCTCCAGTATCCTGTCCGCCTGTTCCGGGCCAATGGCCCGTCTGACCCGCTCATAGTCCCTGACTTGCCCTTTCAAGCCGTCCCTCTCGGCACAAACCTCATAAATCCTGGCTGACAGGGAGCCGTTCTTACTGACCTCACGATAATAGCTGTCTATTTGCCACCCGCAAAGGCGCATTGATGGTAAGTCTTGAAAGATAACACCGGCATCGCGGCAACAATGTAAAACACCACCGCCGTCTGCGTCTAACCATAAGCCGGCATGAACCGGATGTTTCGACTGACGAAGCAGTACAACATCACCGTCTTGCGGTTTTTCAACCTCATTAAACGCCCGGAAAGCAGGATCCTTTTTGAATGCGATTAAAACGCTCCTAAGATTATCCGGATTAACATTTACCGCCGGCACATCTATGCCGTATTCGTGCTTCAGGATCCAGCGCACCATTCCCCAACAGTCAAATTCATCAGGGCCTTGCGCACCGGCAACCCAGGGCAAGCCTATATATTTACAAGCAAAATGTGTCATCGTGTTAATCCCGGATAGTTTTTAACGGTATAGTTTTCACTCGGAAATGACTTGTTACCGATGTCCATCATGCGGGCCGTAGCCGTTATTTTGTAACAGTCCACATGAATATCAGTAATAACCAAGGTTATCGGCGGGTCCATCTGCGGCGTTGTCAGGTCGTCAGACAGATATGGCCGATATGTCAGCTCGATCATATCCTGTGTTTCAATTGCCCGGTCAAGATAAGCAATCATTTCAGTTGAAACGTTATCAATCGTGACCGAAATCTCAGGTGTCGGCGTGTTGTTGACCGGTGGCAATTCCAGATCAAACGCCATGGCAATAAACTCAACAGCCTCTCCATGATTGAGTGGAGCCGAGTTTTCAAGCGTACAAGTATGGTTAATATGATCACGCACGACCCGAATGGCTGTCGAGTTCCCATGGTCATCAACAAATGTCGGGTGCCTTAACTCTAAAGTGTGCAATAAAATCACATCACTCGGAGCCGAAGCGTAGGCTTCTTTTAGTGCTTCTGATAAAGTGCTATCGGGCATTTTCTTATCATTCCTTTCTATTATTTCCAGTATCCACGTGCATACCAATCTATATATCGGGATGAGCCATCACCATAAGGCCTGGCAGTAAACATCGACGATGTTCTGTTTATGATAAATACTTGGTTGTTAATCGAGCCTGTTGCATTATCCAATCTATAAAGTTGGCAATTTAATTGGTAATTTGTGTTAATGAACGCAACGTTCATCGTAATATTAACGCTCCAATCTGTAACTTGTGATCCTTTATCATATGTTCCTCCTTGTTCTAGAATGCCATTTGACCATTTGATATACCAATTAGTTCCTTTTTGTTCTTCAACTATGTGTGGGATATTATTTAATGTGTTGTTTATTTGAGAAAGAAGATTCCTTATCTCACTTGTCTCTTCCATAGCTATAGTTCTGCTGACATCTGCACATTTGATATAAGTCAACTCATAATAAGCCTTTGGCCTTGTTTCAGCACCGACTCTCGGAGTACCATTTGTATTATCCGTAATCGGGGTTATGGCACAAAGGGCATCATTTTTTCGATTTCCTAACCGTTGCATCCATTCATCTGTACCACCAGTATTGGAATAGCCGCTTGCTGTAAAACCATCCGTCCCAAAAATGTCAGATCTATATCCGGACGATATTGAGTCCTGACGATAAACCATTTCGTGCCAGTGACCTTGCATTTGGTCATTTTGAACACTTCCTAACTGATTTGGTGTGCCGCCTCGTGCAAAGTTTACCAACAATGGTAAAATAAGCGTGTTATTATCCACTTTTACATAACTGGCGCACATTCCATATGTTGCTACTTGGCTATCATAGGTTTCCTCATCAACCAAAACTAGGCTATTTGTATCTACCAGTTGAGTAAAAAAGTCAGGGTAACGAGCTCTTGTTATCGTGTTTTTATACCAAACCGGCTCATAACCGTCTGGAACTTTTGAACTTGCTGGGACTGTCAGCTTTGTGCCGAGCGGTGTCGGAGCCGCATTTTGTGCATAGGCTAAAGCTCTTTCTGCTTGAGCTGTGGCTAATGCAACCTGAACAGCACCCTCAGCCTGTACTTGTGAAATAGAGGCCGCAGTAGCACTGGCAATACTGTTGTATGTGGTTTGCGAGAGATCCTTAAATGTTTCCGCTTCATCTCTTAAAGTTTTTGTTTGGCCTTTAATGGTATTGGTATCGCCTTTAATAGTTTGCGTTTCAGATTTTATCTGCAATGTGTCAGCCTTTGCCTGGCGACACTCACCAACATAATCTTCAAGGCCGTTAATAATTTCTGCTCGCACATCTTTCAGTTGCTTGGCCACAGACGGAACATTCCCGCTTTCGGTTTGCACAGTTGTCATGTCATCGCCATGTACAATTGTGTGCCATTTAGAGCCATCGACTTCTGACTGAGCAACGACTGCTTCTAATCTTTCTTCTAAATTTGGCATTTTTACGCTCCTTTACATGGCAGAAAACTCAATTCTCCGCCTGTTAGTTTAACAACATCGCCCGGACTGACCAGGAATGAAAAACTGTTATATTCTTCCCAGTGTCCGTAGTTTCCGTATTGATGGAATACTTCATAGCCGTTTATGTAACCCAAAAGTGAACTGTTATAGACAACATTTCGCATAATAACCCAACCATACTTCGTAATAGTCACATCAGTATTAAGAGAAAGGACTTGTCGCCGGGACCAATCCGGGGCAATCCAACCGATAATTCCTGTTTTGGCCGCCGCAGTAGGTGCAATATTTGAAAAATCCAAGTTTGCTTTCGAACTTGTTGCGGCTTCAGCCCGGTTTGCCTGGCTCGTTGCCTCAGCCACTTGCTCTGCAACGGCACTTCTGACATTTGAAACCTGTGTTGTCCCTTCGTTTTGGATCGTCAAAACTGATGAATTTGTAGCGGCGGCGATATTATTAAAAATGGCCTGAGACTGATTTTTAAGGCTTTCAGTTTCGCTTTTAATACTCGCCGTATCATTTTTTATAGTATTCGTTTCGTTTTTAATTGCGATCGTTTCAGTCTTGGTCTGAAGCGTAACATCACGCGCATTTTTGCATTCAGTAAGATAATCAATAACACCGTTTACAACCTCGTCATGAACATCTTTCATTTGCTTGGCCACGGACGGCACATTTCCGTTTTCGGTTGGAACGGTTGTTGTGTCATCACCATGCACAATTGTATGCCACTTTGAGCCGTCTACCTCCGATTGGGAAACGACAGCTTGAAGTCTTTCTTCCATATTCATTTGATTACCTCCTAAAATCCACACGCATACCAGGACTTTGCTTGGCTTGAACTTCCACCACGATTATAAATAGTCATCTGTGTTGCCGAAGTACGCTGTATGCATTGCGCATATATTTCGCCATTTGTTCCTATAGTTGTTGCTATCACTGTATAATTTGTATTCTTGAAAGCCTTTGGAAAGGTAACAGTGACATTTGTCCCTGCGGCCGCTTCTCCACCTTGCTCAATCCAACCGTCGGGCCAAACTCTATACCATGTTTTGCCGCTTACATATTTTGTAAACATCTTGGAAAAGATAGTATCCTTTGTGATGTTTGATAGGTCAGTGTTTACCTTTGTGGAAGTAGCTTGTTCGGCCCGATTTGCCTGACTGGTTGCTTCGGCCACTTGTTCTGCCACCGCACTTTGGACATTCGTCACCTGAGTTGCTCCCTCAATTTGAACGGTCTGAACAGCCGAGCTTGTCGCTGTTGCGATATTATTAAATACCGTTTGCGACTGATTTTTAAGACTTTCGGTTTCATTTCTAAGCGTAGTGACATCGCCTTTAATTGTGTTAGTTTCGTTTTTAACAGCGATCGTTTCATTTTTTGTTTGAATAGCCACGTCACGTGCCGTCTGACACTCGGTCATATAATCAATAACGCCATTAACAACCTCGTCATGCACATCTTTCATCTGTTTGGCCACTGTTGGAACGTTGCCGTTTTCTGTGGGGACAGTTGTTGCATTATTACCATGAATTATTATATGCCATTTTTCGCCATCTGCTTCAGCTTGCGAAACAACGGCTTGTAATCTTTCTTCCATATTTGCCATATTATACATCCTCAATATACTGTGGGCATTCCGTATTGACGAAATAGTGCAGATGATTAACCGCACTTGAAAGCCTATCAAAATCATTGTCTAACAAAATTGCCAATGCACCATCCGAAAGTGTTGGTCTATCTCGCACCTCAAGTTCCGATGTGATTTCCCAAAGATATCCATTCAGGAGTTTTGCTTCAAATTGTTGTGTAAACCGAGCTTCTTGCTTCAAGAGTCCAAGACCGCCTAAGAGAGTAATAACAAACCATTCAGCACCTTCTTTTGCGTAGTATTTGTACCAAGCCTCAAAAAGTGAGAATTGTTCTCGATTCATCACCCAGCGCACAGAAATTTTAGACGGCGTTTGCTCATAACGCCGCCTTTGTCTTGCTGGACCTGCCTCCATATCGGTTCGCACAATAGCTTCACCGGGTTTTATCGCATACCCCTCTGTGGTCGGGTAAGGTAGTTTTTCAGGAAAAATTACTGTCATCTATAACTCCCATAGGCCGGGTTTAACGCATACCTTTGTTCAAGGATCGGCGATAAACCTTCACCTTTACTGATGTTTTTACCAATTGCACCCTCAATCTGCTCAACGATGATGTCCAGGTTGACATTACCGTTCATGTCGCGTGTCGGGTTTGCCGTTGTCCTTGTGCCTGAGGCCTTATTAACCACATTCACATTGACGTAGACCGGCGGTTTTGAATTAAGTTCTGCGCCCAGTGCTTTCATTTGTCCCGGCGTGAATACCGTTTCGCCTTTTTTCGCGATAATCGGAATCTCGCCGCCGACCAAGCCCCCGGTATGAAAACGGGGAGCATTTTCAAAAACACTTGGACTAACAGCCTTAAGTGATAAAGTATCCGTACCAATGACACCTCCTGTATGCGCTGTCGGAATGCCGAAGTAACCCATGACACCACCCATGATCGGCTTGATCACAGCGTATTGCATGGCCATTCGGACCATTCCCTCGACAACTGAGTTAACAAAGTCTCCAAAGTTCGCTTTACCGGTCATGACGAAGTTTGTCAGCGTATCTTCCATGGATTTGAAAGAGTTCTTGACCAGGCTTTCGGTCATTGAAGCCATATCCGAGGCATCGTCATAAACGCTTTTCATTCCTCGGGTTATACCGTCTTTCCAGTCTTTTGAACTTTGTAAAGCGGCTTCACCGGCTTTTTTAACCATGTCATCATAAACGCGGTTCACATCATTTTTGAAATCCTCATAACCGGCTTTTGTGCTGTCAAGGTTCGCCAAAGCATTATCACGCCATTCGGCCGCTTTTTGCATGGCCTGATCATAAGGATCCTTGAGCTCAAAGACCTTTTGTTTGATGTCCTCAATGGTCTTTTCGTAAGCCGATGTGTCAGTTTTTGGCAGAACAGGAGATTTCGGAACTGCCGGCTTTTCTTCTTTAGGCCTTAACTCCGGGTTTTGAATGTACTTCAACTCATCACGAGCCTTTTGTGCATCAATCTCTGCCGCTTTCAAAAGCAGGAACTTTTCCTGAATAGCTTTTGCCTGCGGTTGAAAATCCGGATATTCTGCGGCCAAACGCCATACTTCCTTTTGGTATTCCTCCAGGTTATATTTTGACTGCGAAAGAATGTCCGCCAAATCGTTTGCGAAAATCTGGTATTCCTTCAGGAACATGTTCGGCGCATGGCGTTGAAAAAACGACAAGCCGCCGGTATCCTTTAGTTCTTCCTTCAGGTCCTTGATGTTCTTTTCGGCCACCTTTAATTTATAGGACCATTCGGCAATGGCTTGGTTTTTGCTCTGCGCGGTCACTAGGTTGTTTGTTTCTTTGACCGTTTCGGCCATCTGTTCCTTAAGTTTGGCCAAGGTATCCGCGTGATCGTTTGCCGCACGTTTTGCCACGTTATGGCTGTCTATTAACTTATACAGGCCATAAACAACCAACATAACAAGACCGGCCGGGCCACCAAGCAGAGCCATAATACCTTTCAAAAGTCCGACAGCACCGGCAAGAACCTTTGCCGCCACCGCTGTTGCGTACATCTGAACTGCGGCCACTTTGGAAACTTGCCACATCATCTTAAGGCCGAGTGTGGCTGAGGCTCCGGCGGTTCCGGTTCCCATAAGAGCGACATTCAGCGCATAAACGCTTGCCTTTAACAGGTCAATTCCTTTTGTAATCAGACTTGCACCTAACCGGACTGTTAAGAGGGTGATGATAGGCTCAATGTATTTGGCCAATGTAAAGAACGCTTTACCGGCGATAGTTACTGCGCTTGCTAAAGTTTCACCAATAGTTTTAGCCGCACCATCAGTACCTGATATTAAATTATTAAACTGATCAAGAACTTCTTTTATTGCTTTGTTTAATCCATTTTCACCAATCGTTCGCGCAACTTTTGCAAGAGCATCTTCAATGTTTGACATTGTTCCGCCCATTGTATTCATCTGTTCGGCCATGGCACCACCAAAGTTTATTGTGCCGATAGATCGAAGATAGTTTTCGATTTCTACAGCATTTTTACCGACTTCTGTTGTAATGCCTTGAAAAATAAACTTTACAAGTTCTCCCTCGACCTTTGCTTTGATACCAAACGTTTTAAGCCGTTCAAACTCGCCAACGGTTGCAGAAGTCACCGCAGAAACAAACTCCAAGATGTTCTTACCAAAGGCTGATGCCGTATTACCATAAGAGATCAGAGCTTCCATTGAGGGTTCCAAGCCCATTGCCTTTAACCGGATAAAACTGTCTACGATTTCATCAAGTTGGAATGGCGTTGATGTGGCAAAGTCTTCAATCAAAGTAAAGGCTTCTTTGGCCGCTTTTGCAGAGCCGGTCACCGTTTTTAATGATCCGGAAAGTCTTTCAAACTCTTTATTTGTTTCTACAATGCTCTTAAAAGTGTTCGTTAGTCCGCGTAACCCGAGGTAGGCTCCGGCCAACGATGCCGCCTGTTTGAGGGTATTATTAAAGGCCTTGGCTGTGTTGTCCAAGATCTTTAAGTTATCGTTTGCCGGTGTGATGACCTGAGTTATCCGCTGAAAGGCTTTCTGTCCGTCCGAGCCAATGTTCTTGAACTCTTGCCGGACCTTGTCGCCGCCCACCGCTTCAAGTCTGATTGAAAGTTTTTTCGCTGTGTTCATTCGTTTTTTCCATAAAAAAACACCCCAACCGAATGGTTGAGGTGCCTTGTTGAAATTTGTTTTAATTAATAGTCGTAGTAGTTTGTGTTCCCGAAGCTGTCTTTACGAGAGCGCGTGTGAATGTTTCGATTCCCGATAGTGCCATAGGTATTTGTATTACCAAAGCTGTCAGTCCGGGAACGGGTATTTACATTTTGGTTACCAATCGTTCCGTATGTATTGGTATTACCAAAACTGTCGGTTCGAGATCGCGTATTTACATTATCGTTTCCAATAGTGCCATAGGTATTGGTGTTACCAAAACTGTCTGTCCTGGATCGTGTATTGACATTCTTGTTGCCGATCGTTCCGTATGTATTAGTATTTCCGAAACTATCGGTCCGAGAACGGGTGTGTACATATTCGCCGTCAGAGTTTGTTCCATAGCAATTCCTATTGCCAAAACTATCTTCAGAACAACGAACTGTGGCTTGAGCCTGAATTGCTAGCAAGCAGAAACATAAAGTAAAAAGTATATTTTTCATGGCTAATCCTTTTCTTTTTACTCTATTAGTATCAAACACAAAATAAAATTTCAAGATATCGGACTTAACTTCTGCCAGTTTCTGACATATCATGCATGCCGGCCTTTATTCCTTGGATTCCGACAGATAACAGTTCAGTCATCACCGCACTTTTTAATCCCAAATTCTCAGCCACCGTCAGCGCAACGCCAAGGTCAGGCTCAGAAAGTTTTAATAAAACCTCCCAAGCCTGATGTCCTTCTGTAGTTTTTAAGGTTGTTTCTACGTATCGGCATCTATAGATGGGGCAGTTGATTTCTTGCTCGCCGCATCCTTGGCAGTAGTTTCGCCCGGAGCCGAAGTGCCATCTTGCTCGGGCATATATGCGTTTTTTTCGGCCTCGAGTATTTCTTGAATGCCGCAATATTGTTGTCTGAATGTTTCGGCGATACTCCAAAAGTTCGTGAAGAGTTCCTCAATTTTGACCGGTGTCAGCGGTGCTTTTTCGTCTGTTTCGGCTTCTAAAATGCCGTCCCATTCAATAATGCCCGCCAGCGCAAGACCCAAAATTAACTGCTGATCGGCAAAAGCTTCACGCTTAGTTTGGTCTTCTAAGTCCGGTAGTGTATTATCTTTGATGCCGTTTTCACGTGCATCTTTAATGCGGTTTGCATATTCAGCAACCTTGGAATTCATAAAGGCTTTTGCCTCATAAAAGACCGAAGATGTACAAGGTTTAACTTTAACCCGGACACCCATTCCCAAATCCAACCAGTAAGGCTCATTCTTAAACTTTAACTTTAACATTAGTATTCCTCCACATCGTTATACAATTGAACAGTTACCATTTTGCCGAGTTCGGCGTTCTTGGCCCCTTGGAAATCATAAGAGCACTCAATGCCGCCAGGGCCTGAAATAGAACGTTTCGGTTTTGGCAGATAGACTTCGTGGCAAGTAATAACGAGCCTTTGTGTGTCTGATAACTGATAACCGAGCTCTAAGTCCACCGGAATACCGGCGCGAGCCTTGTCCATCAACGCATTGTCGCCATAACGAACCGCAATCGAACCGGACAACGAGGCCACGCCCAAGTCAATAGCTTCAACTTTACCATCGCTCCGGATTGTCTCAATTTTTTCAAGGTTGTTTGAATAGGTAACCGAGGCACTGGTCACATTAGCCAATGTTTCGCCACCGGATTTAATAAAGCCTTGGAATTGTGAAAAGCGCGTGTAGTTCTTAACTTCAGGTACATCTGAAACAGATGTTTCCGAGGCTGTTTCACTTTGGGCCATTAAAGAAACTGTGGCCTGTGCTTCACCGGACCTGGCGAAGTTAAAGGCGATAGAGTTTGCGCGTGCGCCAAGGAATCTTATGAATTCAGGAACTTCGGCAAGTCCTAATTCAAGAGAGTAGCTCGGAAGCGTTGTTTTGCCGCTTTCAAATGTATGCGTATAAACGCCATTTTCGTTGGTCGTTTCCGGAACTCCGAAGACAGCTTTCAGCCAAATTCCGATGTTTCTAAGGTCAACCGGCACCGCCAAATCACCTTCAACGTTAATAACGTCTTGGAATGGTGTGGTCGGGTCGCGGCCAAGGCCTAAAACATTTGAGGAAATCAACCCTTGTTCGCTGTCAATTGCGCTTGATGCAAACGGCACTTGGGTATAAGGTCCCGAAGAAAGAGTGCCGTAAGTGCTTTCTTCAGCGATTAATAGTTTGGCATTCCAGCCATATGCTCGTGACATTTTAGCCTCCATTTCAAGGGGGATTCACAGCCCCCAACAAGTTAATAAAATTTGATTTGCGCCGTCAGATTTTTGCAGGTGTAGCAATCTACATCAAAAAAATCCGACAAGCAGGGCGGATTTTAAGACTTGCCCTATGGGTCTGTTTGCGGTTATCATCTAATTTGTCGCAAGCCTTGCAAATAGTGACGCTATTGGCTGCGCCTTGCTCCTTTTATCTGATTAACCGCAAATCAGATTGGGAGCCGCGAAGCCCCCTTAAAATGGAGGCTTTTCCCTTTGTTAAATTAAGTTAGAATTTGAGGTGTATTCAAGGACAATGGGAACGATCGCACCTTTGATGGTTACGCCACCTTCAACAGGTTCTTCCACAAACTCGGGTGGATCCGCGTGCATATAATCAACTTCGCCTCCGAGGAGAGGATCATTCTGCAAAAGTTCACCGATTTCCACCAACAGCCAGTCCAAGGCTTGATCGCGCTCGGCCGGTGTTTCTTTTTGAACAATGACTTCCAGTTCAGCCCGATGTGTGAAAATGTAGCAAGGCGGCGATAATAAAATCTCCGGCTCGCCGACATTACCATCGCGCAGGATAACCAAACCGCCATCAGGGATTTTTTGCGGCAGAGGATCATTGCGCTTAACGGACACATCAAGCGTTGAAAGCCTTTCAAATAAAGCGTTTAATACGATTTCTCTTTTACTCATCTTCGCTCCAGTTTTGTAAAATCAAGCTCGGCACTTTGTTTTGCCAACGCTCGCTTTCACTTTCAAAGTTAATTAATTTCGGTATTTTGACCTGAGGCACCAAGATAAAGGCGATGACCGTCTTTTTCTTTTTGGTATGGACAAGCAATGAACAGGCATTGCGGCGATACACAAACTGTAGCCGCACGCCTTTCATCTGTTCATAAAGACCCGGTGTCATACGTTTACCGCGTGCTTTTTTCGGGATTGCATCGGTCGGAATGGCAAGCCACAGACCGTTTTTGCCTCGGATAATGCTTGCGTATTCAAAGCCCTGCATAATCTTTTCGGCATTAGAATAGACCTGACCGGCCGCGCTGATACTCGGCTTTCCTTTCGGATAGACGACACCGCGCCAAGTGTTGGCCATGCGAGAACTCATACCGGCCGAGCGGACCTGTTCACGCAAAGACGTTTTAAGGCCATTCGTTGCCGCCGTTATTCCTAACGTCACAGCTTTGGCACCTTCTGAATAGTGCTTTTCCATGACATCAGACAGTTTCCCTTGTAGTGCAAGTTTTAATTGCATAGCACATCAACACTCCATACTAGATTATGAATATCTTTGACCGGTTCCGTATGCACCCGATAAGTTGCCGCATCTGTTTCTATTGTATCCGCGACAGCTAAATCAGGCGCATCAGAAATCCGTATCTTCATAAAATGTGTATCGGTGTGAGCCTTAACAAAACCCACACCGACCACTTCGTCCGGTTCAATCAATAAAAAAAGGACTTCTCGTCCTTGATAATTCCCGATCGTTCCGCACCGATTAAACAGGCTGTCCACCGCCTTTTTGAGAGGAAGGGTCATCTTTACCTCCTGTTTCATCAGGTTTCTGTGGTTGCTGTGGCTGTGTTGCCGGCTTTTGGCCACCTTTAACAGGCACTGCAAAACCGCGTTCTATCAGACTTTTTGCATCTGCTTCGTTCAGGTCATACTCCTTACCGGGAGCAATTTCTCTGCCGGCAGATACAACTAATGTAATCAAGGCCTTAATACGCATTTATACCTCCTAACCAATGGTTGCACACAAGGACGCATTCGGACGATAAGGAACGACCAAAGGCGCAGACTGCAATAACAGCCAACGAACCGATGGATCTTCCTCAACCCAAGACTTCGTGAAGTATCTGTGAGCTGTCCAGTTTGCTTTTTCATCGTGGATCGCGCCATAGCAACGAGTTCCTTCAAGTCCGTCTTTGGCTCCCATGATGACGGTTTTCGCCGGCAAGAGTTTGCTTTCAACACCGGCATCATTGATATAAAGGTCATTGTAAACATAGATATCAAAGTCACCGATAGAGCCAACATAGCGCACTTTTGAGTTTTCACCACGAATGATCGGGTCAACATTCAAAGTGTTGTTGGTGCCTCTGCGGTAATCCAAGAACTTCTTCACATCATCTTTTGAACGGAAGATTTTCCATGCTTCAGGATCCATGATGACCGTTTTTGCGATCATACCGGACTTTGTTTGAACCAAATCGGCCCAGTCTTCAAGGTCATTAATCGGGTTAACAGCCGCAGTTTCCCATGTGGCAGAACCGGTTAAGGCCTTTGTCAAAGCCGCATCACGTCCGAAGTTTACCGTTGTTGACGGATAGCCATCACCGGAAACAACAACTTGTCCGGTTCTTAAGATTTCGGCCGCCATTACTTCTTCTCGACGGGTCAGGTTTTCCAACTGGTCGGTTAAAGTTGTGGCCAAAGCGCGTTCATAGCGCCCGGATGGCGACAAAGAGCCGCCGATAATCTCACCGGCAACGCGTTTATACGGAATGTTTGCATCAAAGCGACGTTTGTCTTTCACATAAGCCGGCTTGAATGATTTGGTCTGATAGCCACCGCTATCAACAACCTTGCCGGGAAGAAGTGGAGAAACAAACGGAGAGATGCGAGGCTTGCTGTCCGTTACATCAAAAAAGATCTCTTCTTTATCCGAAGTTTGCACATTCGGGAAGAAGGTGTCGAGCAAGAAAGACGAAGGCGTGTGTAAACGTTCAACGACTTTTGCGAGCACGTTTGTAGAAAAAATATCCATTATTTATTCCTTTCAGTATGCTTGATTTGTTTTAATAAAGATGTTTTTCGCTCTGAGTTTAGCCTTTAAGCCGTCAGCGGAAGCACCGCCTGCCACAGTCAGAGCCGCAGAGTTAAACTCACCGGTCAAATAAACGACGGCTTGTTTATCTTCGCTTGTGGCATCAACAGCCTCTGCCAAAATGGCTTCAGGTGTGTCAGATGCACCACAGATGGTCAAAGCATCACCTGATGCCTTTAATACTGTGCCTCGTTTATAACTGCCGCCGGTAATGGTGGCCAGTTCAGAAACGCGGGGGAATTCGCCGGCCAATAAGGTATCGGCGGTTGTGGACCCTTGGTCCGTAAATCCTTGTACAGTCATATGTTAACCTCCAATTGTGTAAGAAGCGATGCGGTTTGCAACGTCTTCGGGTGTTTCTTCTTTATCCTCGGCAGATGGTGTGATCGCCGGGTTTTTGATTTGTGCCATTGCCACATCAAGCGCATTGGTTTGTTTGGCAACCGGCACTGTTTCTAAAATGGCCAAAATGTCAGATTCTGACAAATCGGTCTTGGCAAGCAATGCCTGAGCAGTTGCTTCCTTGCCTTTGACATTTTCGGCAGAAAGAACTTGAGACATGCGCTCGCGTTCCTGTGCTTTGATGTCAACAGACGTTTTTTCTAAAGTATCATTCATGAATGATTTCTCCGTTGATTGAGTGTTAAGGTCTGAGATGATGGCTTCAAACGAAGCTAGGCTGTCCGCCAGACCGATCCGGACAGCATTTTGGCCCACAAAAACATCACCGCCACCGAAGTTTTCGATGACATTTTTCGGCGATATATCCCTGTGAAGCGCAACTTTATTAATAAAAACCTCTGCCAGCGCATCAATGTGAGCCTGGATTTTGGCTTTCCCTTCCTCTGTTTCCACATCAGGCCGCTTGTTCGGGCTTTGAGAGGAAACAATTTCAATGGTCTTTTTCTCGTCCTCTTTTTCAAAGATGGACACAACCCCGATAGAACCGAGGATAGCAGTATCGGCCGCCATAATCTTGTCGCAGGCCGAGGCAATCCAGTAAGCACCGGAACAACAAGAACCGGAGGCATAAGCGATAATAGGCTTTTTACCTCGGGCTTTATAGATCATCTCGGCCAGTTCCGAACAGCCGTTGACTTCGCCGCCCGGACTGTCCACATCAAACAAAATGGCTGATATCTTCGGATCGTTCAGGGCTTTGTTAAAGTCTTGCGCCAAGAGTTCATAAGATGTCGCGCCACAGACCGCCGTCAAAAGGTTGGCATGTCTGAATAGCGGACCGGTTACCGGAATAACAGCAACGCCGCCTCGGGTGGAGACGGCGTAGGTGTTTTTCATATCGCGGCCCATTTCTTTGGCTATGGCCTCAGGGCTCTTGTTCGTTTGGTGTGCTATCGAAACCATTGTCGAGAGCATCTCGGGCGTTATTGCCCAAACGGTCTTTTGCATGAGTTTCATTTTTTTCCTTTCAAAAAATTAAAAACCTTTACTTTCTTTTTGAAAAAGTAAAGGATAATCAAATAACCTTTACTTTTTGTCTTGACTTGTAAAGGATAATTTGATACATTTAGGTTTGTTAAAACAAAGGAGATACCATGAAACGTGATATTCAAGGCACTTTAGTCAAATGTTCAATAACATCTGAAACATATCAAGCCTATGTTCCAAACCCATTACCTCCGAAGCCAGATATTGATTTATCCGAAGTTTCGGTATTGCTTGAAAAAGCTAACCAAGCTATTGGTCAATTAAACGGTGTTGTTGAAACTGCCGCAGATCCGTCTGTTCTTAATTATATGTATGTCCGTAAAGAAGCAGTTCTTTCCTCGCAAATTGAGGGAACTCAATCAACATTGGACGATCTCTTAAAATATGAATCCGAACAGACACATGGTATTCCTATTGCTGATGCATCCGAAGTATCCTCTTATGTGGCCGCCTTAAATCATGGTTTAAAGAGAATTAAGGAAGGTTTTCCTTTGTCATTACGGTTAATCAGAGAAATTCATAAAATTCTTCTCACAAATTCTCGTGGTCAAACAAAATTGCCGGGTGAATTTCGTTCGTCACAAAACTGGATTGGTGGAACACGTCCTGGCAATGCTCGATTTGTTCCTGTTCCTCCGGATAAACTAATGGCAGTTTTAGGTGACTTAGAACTTTTCATGAATAATGAAGATACTATTCCAAATTTGATAAAAGCGGCACTTATACATGTTCAATTTGAAACCATTCACCCGTTTTTAGATGGAAATGGACGACTTGGTAGACTTTTAATAACATTCTTCTTATGTGTAAAAGGTGTTTTAGATTCTCCTTTCTTATATCTGAGTTTGTTTTTCAAAAAGAACCGCACACTTTATTACGATGCCTTAAACGGTGTTCGTAAAGATGGCGATTGGGAAAACTGGATCAAGTTTTTCTTAGAAGGTGTTATTGAAACCGCCAATGATGCCAAAACAACACTCATCGCTATTCAAAATATTTTTTCAGCAGATAGTGAAAAAATTAAAACACTTGGTCGTGCATCTCAATCAGCCCAGAAAGTATTTAAAGTCTTTCAAAAGAAGCCTATGCTGACTGTTGCAGAGATTGTAAAAATGATTGGTTCAACAAAACCAACCGTTATTAAGTCTTTGAACCACCTTATAGACTTGGGCATTATTGAGAATAATTCTGAGAAAAAATGGGGCCAAATGTACACTTACAAAGGCTACACAGACCTTTTATCAGCAGATGTTGATCCTTTATAAAATTACCAGATATTCCCAGATACTCTAAGAAAAATTACCGGATTCATTTGTTTCTCTTGATGTTTCAACCTCCTTTTGTATTGAATTTTCAGTTGTTAAACCTAATTCGGTGAGTTTGGCTTTTTCTCTCGCACGTTGTTCCAAAACTTCTTCCCAGTCCAAGCCTTGACCGGCACATTCGGCCTCTAATGTAGAAAGTCCGATATCCATTCGGATTTGACAGGCCTGAGCTTCTTTGACCGGGTCAACCCAGCCGCGACCCGGACCGATCCACTTACACCTTGTGTAGGCGTAGTGGTTCTCGTAAAAGTCCGGTGCATCAACCAGTCCTTTATTGACGGCTTCCTCCAGCCAAAGCTCATAAACCGGCGTGGCCCAATAGGTCGATAGCCATTGTCGACGGCCGTTAAAGTATCGCCAAGCCTCGAGCAATGCAGACCGAGCCGATGAATAATTGGTCTTTGAAAAGTCTTTCAAGAGCAATTCATAAGGGATATTAAGTCCGGTTCCGATATGTCGGAGCAAGTTTTCAACGAAAGCTCCATAAGCCGAGTTCGGTCGTGATGGTGTGAATGGCGCGACTTTATCACCAGGAAAAACAGGGATGATAGAGCCACCTTCAAGTTTAACCTGCCAATCCTTTTTCGCAGACAGGTAATCATCACTTGAGCCGCCGAACAGTTCGTTCAGGCTTTCGCCATCCATCGGCGTTTCAATAAATGCGGCTATCATTGCGTTGACGATTGCGGCCTGAAGCTCGGATCGTTCGTAATGGTCCAACATTTTGAACATCGGCATTATGGAACTGAAGACAGGCTTTCCACGAGATTGACCGATACGGCTGATGTCGTGAACGTGTAGAACTCGTCTCCGGCCAAATGAAGTAAATGCCGGAATACGCTCCCAAGATGCAGTTCCTGTCCAAAAGTCGCCCGGGTGGTCTTTTTGAATATAGTAGGCAACAGGTGCGCCATATTTATCTATTTCAATACCACCGCGGAGGGTTTTGCTATCCGTTTGGCCGTTTGGATTAGACAGCCGGTCGGGTTCTACCAACTGAATTGCGGTAGAAAACTTCCGGTCTTTCAGCCATAGCGGAATAGCCAAAGCCTCGCCGTTGATCAGGCAAGACTTGAAAACTTGTGTCGTCAGGCCTTGGAAAGTTAAGGACTTGGCCGCATCACATTCAAAAGTTTCGGACCAGGATCGCCATAAACTTTCAACATGTGCCTGCCATTCTTCTTCCCATTCCTTGGTTTTGCCCAGTAGCCGATAGTCCGGTTTGGCCGATAAACGAAACCCGGTGCCGACTATATTGTCGGACAAGGTTTGCATTGCACCGGCAGCTATTCCATGGTTTCGGCTCAAATCTCTGGAACGAGCAACAATAGTATCTAACTCCGGTAATAAATCACTATCGGCCGAACCTTTACCAGGCAACCATGAAGCAATTTCCCTTAAATTATGTGATGCTGCTTTGTGTGATGTGTCTGTCATTAAAAACTCACTTTCATAATCCGGCGGCAGCATGTTGGTGTGCCTTCAGCCGCGGCAATTTGCGATTTAAGAGAGCTGATGTAGCTTTCAAGGGCCGTCCGGCTCGCTTGGTTGTAAGTCGTTGAGCCAAAACTTCCAACGCTGACCGAGACTTCCTTTTCGCCGATCATCAGCTTGTGATAGGCTTCTTCGGCCTGGGCCAGTCTTGTTTTCAATACTTCTATGTTTGTTATAGCCATGGGTCATTCACCTTTGTTGGTTGGATTTGAATAAATTTCGGTTGCTTTTTAACTTTTATATTTTGGTTCGGTTCCTTTGGTATAGCCGCTTCCAGTTCCTGCCAGCCGCACTCGGATATCCGGTCAAGACCATAAATTGCCGCACCGGCACGCGCATAAACTCGGCAGTCCAAGGCTTCGTTTCGCCGGGTCGGGTCTTTTTCCCAAACTGACTTCGGATAACCATTGGTCACCTTGACGATTTGGCGTTCAGCGGTCAGCTGTTTGAAATACTCCTCAGCATATGCCGGGAAGTGACAGCGGCCGAACTGTGAGGCATCTTCGCCCACACGTTCCATCTTCAGCCACCGGTAAAGCTCAGTTTTAATCACCGGACCGGACACGTTCCACACCTTCAGGCCTTTCTTTTTAGTATCAGCCTTTAAAGTGGACAGGATCATCGCGGTATCGCGGCTTTGACCTTTAATGGCGACAACGGTTCGCGGCGCATTGGCCCTGGCACCGTTACCACCCCAAACGGCTTGGTTAAACTGGCGCACAAAGCTGTAAACGTCTTGCGTGGCATAACCGGAGTCAACGCACATCACCCGGATCGGCATTGTGATCCCGCTTTCGTGCGGATAGTCCTTATTGACCACATCGGCCAGTTTGGCCCAAACCTCCGGCTTGGCAGTGTCACCGTCTAATACATAATAGTCAACGGACCAACTTTGCTTTTGCCGGCCCCAAGCGACCACTTCACATTCGATACGGTTCTTTTGAATGTCCACGCCAGCGGTCAGGAATAAACCATCGCGCGGCACAACACCCATCGGGTAATTTTCCCGAGTTTCGTAGAGCCGTTGCCATTCCGGAGCCTCGCTTTCTTGCTCGTAGGTTTCGCCTAAAATCGTATTCCGGAAACCTTGCATCAGCGTGGCATCTTTCTTGGCTTTTTCGTAAACTTGCACGCATTCGGCCCAGGACAGCCACCCGACCGGGGAGTAAAGCGAGGACAGATGAAAGCCTGCGGTCAAGCCGTCAATAGATTCCGATGTTGCCTCCCAGTGGCCGGCTTCAAGCATCTGTGTTTTATAATGTTCCGCTATCAGCTTATGGCAATGCTCGCATTCATAAAAGACTATGCCGTTTTCTTGTGGCCGGATTTGTTCCCATTTAAGGGCCTGAAAACCGCCACAGAACGGGCAAGGAAGTTTATAGAACCTTTGGTCCGAGTGCGAAAACTCGCGCTCAATGGCCGAAACTCCCTTTATTGTCGGCGTTGAAACCAGGAATATCTTTTTCTTGGTGTTAAATGTCGCTGTTCTTCGCTCTGCCAGTAGGATCGGATCACCTTCGCCCTCGATATCTGCAGGATAACCGTCAATTTCATCCATAAATAGGTATCGGGCCGGCATGGAACGCAGTCCAACGGCCGAATTTGCACCAGTCATCACCAACACACCGCCTTTAAAGTCCTTTGACAGCATGGTGTTACCTTTATCGCGTGACCGGGCGGAACTGACCAGGTTTTTAAGAGTTGGACAGTCCTCAATCAGCGGATCAATACGCTGGCGCGAGTTACGCTTGGCCATTTCCACAGTTGGCGAGATAGCCATTATCGGTCCGGGTGCCTTATGAATGATATAGCCAATCCAGTTATTGCCGCATTCGGTGCCACCGATCTGCGCGCCTTTCATAAAGACGACCTTTTGGATCGGACTGCGCGGCGACAGGCAGTCCATAATCTCTTTTAAGTAAGGTGTGCGCTTGGTACGCCAGCGGCCGGGTTCTGCGGCCGACTTTGACGACAAGGTCCGGTACGCATCAGCCCAGTCCGACACTGACATATAACTGTCCGGTTCTAATCCCCGGAATATCTCTGATGCAATGAAACCCTGCAAATCAAAGGTTTCGATTGAGGAGTTCTTCGCTGTTTGAAAGGAGTTCACTGATATATTTCTCCAAAATCAATGTTGTTGTGTGTTCATCCGTATTCAGATCGGAAGCAATAATCGCACCGTAGCGCACCGGGAAGCTCAACATCAGATCTCTGATAGAGCGACCCAGCGTGTACGCGTACTGTGCGGCTTTCTTTTTATCTACGACTTCGCCATTCAAAACCCGGAGTTTTGCCTTGGCGATCATTGCCCGGTAATAAATATCGGCCGTTTTGGCCTGTTGAAAGGTTCCCATGTTGTTGGGCCGGCTTTCAATCTGAGATTCAAATATCGGGTCGGGTTTGCGCTGTTTTGACTGGTCGGTATTGATGAACCAGTCCCGGTTGGCTTCTTCTACGTCTATCTTGCCATCAGGCTCGGTATGTATGCGGCCGGACTTGATTGCATTCTGAACAGCACTCAAATTTACGCCACGAAGTCGGGCATATTCCCGCATTGACACTTTATTTGCCATATTTCTTCACTTTCTTGCATTATTTACTGGATATAATTTTATTTCCAAGCATGTATTGTGTTGTGTTAACCAGATAGAAAGGAAATCAAAATGACAACACAAAATAAAAGCTCAAAAGCTAAAGCTACGACAAAAAAATCAACCTCCAGTATTACTGATAAAGAGTTAGCTAACATCTTGACCGAAACCTTAAACAAGGTAGCGGAAACAGAGCCAAAAGCCACACAGCCGCAACCGGTTAAGATTGACGGCCGAGATAAGACAGCCTTTATGGTAGTTATGCTAAGCCGCCCGGAAGGCGCAACCCTCAAAGAGATGGCTGAAGCCCTCGGATGGAAAGAAAACTCCATACGCGGCGCGATGTCAGTCTACGCTAAAAAGACCGGCGGAACCATAAACTCCGAAAAGAAGGACGGCGTACGGACTTATTACCTAAAGGCCAACGCCTAAATTATTATCCAGTAAAAAAGGGACCGGTAAATCCGGCCCCTTAATTTTTGTGCTGTTTTTATTCTATTTCAAAATATCGCATACATGTATTTAGCAAATGTTGATAATCACCAGATGTTGCTTCCATTCTGAATTCATCAACTTGTTCTTCAGGCAAGCCGGCCCGGCGCATTGCTTTAATACAAATACCCAATATATTAAATGCATTGCTGTTTTCCCCAATAAGTTTAACCGTTATATCAGGATATTTTGGCATGCTGTTCCTCCATTTTTTTGAGTTCGTTAAATACATCAAGGCGGCGGTTAACAGCCTCTTGTGCGACAAAGACCGTTGCACCGCCGTCTTTTAGAGCCACAAAGCAAACCAAGAGGTCGATCTTTTCTTTTGCCAGTGCATCATGGACCTCGTTGAACGTGTGGCTCAGTTCCTCGAGCCGTTTGTCTGCCACTTGGCAGTATTTCTTTTTCTTCGGCAGAGGGTGCGGTTGGTAACCATAGTAATTATTTCCAACAGCGATAAGCATGGTATCAACCGCACAGTTGTGATTGTTAATGGTTACTGCGGCCTCTTTAATTTTGGCCATCAAATCTTCAGGTACTTCTTTATACATTTTAATCCCTCCATATCGGCAGTATGTCGCCGCTGTCTAAATCTGAGCTGTAACCTAGGAGCTTTTTCATTTCGTCTTGAGAGTGTAAGACCACGCCGCCGATGCACTTAATGGTCACGCCGTAGGTCTTGCAGAGCTTGGTTAAATCCCGAGCAAAATTATCATAAGCGCGAGGCTTTACGTCCGGGAATGCTTTCGGGTCCACGTAGTAGCGGAACTCTTTAATCAACCGGATCGTACTCATCTGCCTTTTAAATACCGAGGCGAATGTCTCGAGGTTAGTGCTGAGTTCCTCGGCGAACTCGTTAGCGATATGGCGACCCCAGCGGCTGTCCATCAGGCCCAGGGTTTGTTGCGGGGTTAAGCCTTTGGATTGGATTATCTCGGCGGCCTTATCCCAAAATGCCTGCATTTCCTTTTTATGTTCTATATGGTTGCTGGAGGTTCCCCAAAAACCGAATCTTTTATTTTGTGTTTTTAAAATCTCTGTCATGGCGACCTCCTTATTTAACCTCTATGCCTAAGTATCTGCAGTAGCTTGAGCCGGACGGGTCAGCGTAAAGTGTCGGCTGACCGTCTGCTGTAATCTCAACCACCTGGCGGTAATCGTGCTCATCGCTGAATCCGCCTTTTCCTTTTAAGAAGCCGTAGTCGTTAAGTGGGTTGCGGCATACTCTTTTATGTTCGGCTTGTGTCAGGTTTATGGTTTCAACCACCGCCACAGTTTCAAGTCTGTCGCTGTTGGCGCGGGTTGTGCTCTTTACTTCGTCGAGGTCGCTTGGCTTGCGGACCATGTAAGTTTTAACTGTTTTCATATTTGTATCCTTTCGCTGTTGTATCTTACAAGTCAATGAACGCTCTTTTTCGAAGAATTATCCAGTTAATTCTGCGTTATAAGTGCTTGTTTCTGCATTATTTTTTGATGCTTCGCCAGATTTCAGCAGAACAGCCTTTTTACCGGTCCAATCTTCCCATCTTTTCACGATAACATCGCAGTATTTCGGGTCTAATTCCATCAGTCTTGCGACTCGACCGGTCTTCTCACAGGCGATTAAAGTCGATCCGGAACCGCCAAATCCGTCCAAAACAATGTCTCCCATTTTGGAACTGTTATTGATGGCTCGCTCGACAAGCTCGACCGGTTTCATGGTCGGGTGCAAGTCGTTGCATTGCGGTTTGTTGTATTCCCAAACATCGGACTGGTTCCTATCTCCACACCAATAATGCGGCTTTTCGTTCACCCAACCGTAGAGGATCGGCTCATATTGCCGCTGATAATCGGCCCGGCCCAAGGTAAAGGTATTCTTGGCCCAAATGATAAAGGTGGACCATTTGCCGCCAGCCTTAACAAATGCATTGTAGAGGGTGTGAAGCTCAGATGAGCTCATGCAAACGTAAGCGGCACCTTTGCAATACATCAGCATATTAGTGCAGGCATCGTAGAGGAACTGCTCGAAATCATCGCCCAAGTTATCGTTCATAATGGTCCGGCCATGGTTCGGACTGGCGTGATACCGGAGCGCATCTTTCATCGTGGCTCCATAGTTCACGTTGTAAGGCGGGTCAGTAAAGACCATATCGGCAATGTCATCCTGCATCAGGGTTTTGAAGTCGTCGATCATGGTGGTGTCGCCACACATAACCCGGTGGTTGCCTAACTGCCAAACATCACCGCGTTTGCTTGTCGGTTCGACCGGTGCCTCCGGTACAGTATCGTCCTCGGTGTTACCGGTCTCTTGAATTTCGCCAAAGCTCTCTAGAGCCTTCAGCTCATCCGGGTTGAAACCAAGGTTGCTGAGGTCAAAATCCTCATCCTTCAGCTCACCGATTTCCAAGGCCAACATTTTTTCATCCCAACCGGCGTTGAGGGCAATCTTATTGTCGGCAATAACGAGGGCGCGGCGTTGAGTTTCGGTCAAGTCCGGTAAAATAACGACCGGTACTTCTTTTAAGCCTAAGCGTTGTGCCGCCAGCAAGCGACCATGTCCGGCAATGATGACGTTGTCTGAGCCAATCAGAATCGGATTTGTGAAGCCGAACTCCTTAATACTGGCCATAATCTGCGCTACTTGTTCATCATTGTGAGTGCGCGAGTTGCGTGCGTAAGGGATAAGTTTATCCACTGGAAAATTCTGTTGAAATTCCATGTTAACTCCTTAAATTTGTAGGATAAAACAAAGGGTGACCACCCAAAATGGTAAAGTGACCACCCAAGATTTTAAGTTGTTATTATAAGTGCTTGATATTAATGTGTTTTTAGGTGACCACTGACCACCCAAAATTTTTGTGTTTCGCTAGAAAAATGCCGCGGCTTGGACCCCCGCATACGATCCGAAGAAAGTAAGGACCCGCAGCCCATCAGCTGTCAAATCTGACAGCCAACGGGAGCAAAGCCAAGGAGAAAAACGCTATATTAAACAACCAGTTTTTTTCGTTCAACTGGTACAATTGTCAACGCTTGCAAAGTCTTGCGACATAACTTGGTGTAAATCGGTCGATCTAAGCCGAAGAACTTGATTAAAGTGTTTGGTTTTTGGTTGCAAGCAAGCGGACTGTTCGTAACAACACCGTTCTTAACGGTCCGGATCAAGCCGCTGGGCAGTTCAGACTTGCCAATGCAAGATGAAAGGTAAACGAAGCACTCATCATTGTCGCCAAGATGTTCGGTTGCAAGGTAACGGGCATAGACATTCAAGGTTAAGTCTGCCTTGCTTGGGTCCTTGGTCCATGGCGAGCCACCGCCAATCGGACAGGCGGTAGAGTAGAAGTCGCACGCCAATTTCCGACCGGTAATACCACAGTCGGCAATGGATGAATGGAATTGATAAATGCCTGTGCCATTCACGATGATGGACTTTGGCTCTTGGCCGAGCGCATCAACGACAAATGGTTTGATGTCTTCCGGCTCCAGCATAGGTATGGCTACTATGGCCGTCACTATGTCACCGGTTGCATCATCTATTGTAATTTGTGTTTTTATGTCGAGGCCAAGGTTAGATGATGTCTTTGCATGTTCATAAAGAGCATCATTTAGTTTGCGTGCCAGCCATAACTCGCGGTTGATGAGAGCCGGACCTTTGCAGGCATAGCCCACAAACACGCCTTGATCTCCCCATCCATCGCGCTCGACACCTTGGTTAATGTCGGCCGATTGGACCCCGATTTTGTTGATGACCTCTATATGTCGAACATCTATGGCATAATTTTTCCATAGACTAGAGTAATGTTCATCATAACCGATTTCTCGGAGGGCATTGCAGACATATGTTTCGATGTCTGACATATCTACCGAACCTTTGACCTCTCCACCGAGCATAACGCAGTTATCTTTGATCATAACTTCCACAGCGTAATGAATGCCTGGATCCTGCTCGATAAGTCTGTCTAAAATGTAACTTGAAATGTAATCGGCTGTTTTATCCGGGTGGCCGATCGACACCGCTTCAGCTGTCTTCAGCATGTTATTTTCTCCTGTTTAGTCCGTTATAGTAGGACAAGTTGGCCTAAATCCACATCACCACGTCACCCGACGAGGTTGCTCTGATTATGGCAGATTTATTGGAAAATTACAACAAAAAAATCCGCCGGTTTGCCGCCAGCGGATTCAATTGCTATTGTAAAAATGTATAACCGGAATTGCCTGTTTACACTTTCGTCCCGATTATACCAATTTTTATAGCACATTTTTTCGAAAATGTTGCATACTTTTTTGTTGCAACATTTTTTGTTTGGATAAAATGAGTAATTTTGATAGTGCTCGGTCATATTTTCTCCAAATAGTAACGCGATCTGCGCCGAATTCACGACACAGAAGTTTCCATGGAATATGATTGGCCCGTTTCCATACCAAACGAACTTCCTCAGGTTCAAGGGCCGGAAGCCATTTAAGAACAACTTTTTCCCAAATTGCTATCTGTTCCTGGGTTGGACGTGGGGGAACAGGTCGGCGGTCCATGAATGCAATTTCTTGCGGAGTATAAATTATATCCGGCATACAGCACCGGTATTTTGGTGGACGTACCGGAGGCATCAGCCGTTCTACATAAGCGGCAATTTCCAAATCGCTTTTGATTTGTTCAACTGTTAGTTTCGTCATTCTGCGCCCCCTTTACCTTGCTAAGCATATCGTGACAGATGTCAGTCATGCTCTCCATTTCGGAGTAGGACAAACCGTTTTCTTTGCAAAACCATTTCCGGACTGCCTTCCGCCAATCCAGCGCGATGTACTTCTTACCATTCATCCAACCACGCTCGGAATTCCATTTCACAAACGCGACCGGATCGATGGTATAACCACTTTCTTTGCAATAAATCACTACTTCCTCAACACTCGGAGCACCTACGTATCGGGACTTATCCACAAAATCCTGCTCTTTATCTTTTTTATTTATAAAATCACTTTCAGACTCTTTTCCTTTATCTAGTTCACTATCGTTCTCTTTATCTCTCTCTTTATCTTCCGGGCGGTCGGTTTGCGCTGGTTCGGGTGGCTCGCTTGAATTTCGCTCAGCGGTCGCTTTGCGATTTGCAGTTCGCTTTTTTGCGTTTTGCGCGTTAATCTCGCAGGTTTTAAGCCAACGCGAGTTGCGCAATTCAATTACATCTTGAATCGCATCAAAGTGAATTTTTTTCATGTCCGTTAATTTTACAGAAGTGCATCCGTATAAATTAAATTCGCACAGCGCAACAATTAAATCCGCAATCTCACTTTTCTTATAGTTATGCACAGCCGCGAGGAAGCCGGCAGTATCTAACAAAATAGTTGTCTTTTTATCCATGTTGCACCCCTTGGCATTCATCCATTGTTTTAATCCGGATAACACCTTGCACCCACCGCAGAGCTAATACCGCACGGTGGTATTCCTTGGTCTTTTCTCTGTGCTTCAACGTATGCGCGATTACTTCCTCTTTCAGTTGCGCTTCAAATTCACGCAACTGAGTAAACGAGAGGGCAATCATGCTGTCTACAGGGATTGTTTGAATGATTTCATAAACAGTTTTTGTTTTCTTAACCATGTTTTTCTCCTTTTGTTAAGGTTGATACAAAAGGTAAAAATCCCGGATGTCAGAAAATCCCCTCAAAAAAAATCAAATTTTTTTATTTTTGGTTTTTCGTCTTATTTTCTCCCTGATATTTCCTAAAACGTTTTTTGATACATGCGCCTTAGATGTTGCCTCATCATTTGTAAAACCAAATAAAATGAGCCTTATAAATTGCCACTCTTTATCAGAAACAATTGATTTTAATTCCCTGATTGAAATTTCATTTTCCAATGTACTTAATGAAAAATCAGAAGTAGGTTCAAAACCTTCTTTCTCACACATACTATTTAATGATTCTGTAACGAAAAAACCCGATTGCAATTGTCGCAACCGGGTTCTTAGAATTTGCTGTGCTTTTGTTTTTATTGATACAAATAAATAATCATCAGGAACTTCTTTCTTACGATAAAATCGCTCTAAATAAAAGAGGACTAAATCTTGAATTAAGTCCTCTCGTTCCTGATAACTAAAAAGTCCTGTTGAAAAAATATATCGCAAATGAATCTTGATATATGTTACTACCCTGGGTGGTAGTCCATTGAATAAATTTTGTGCCATATTTTAACCTTTTGTTAATGATTTATACAAAAGGCTATATATTCATAAGTTTAATTTCTTTCAATGCGCACTTGAAATTTGGAAGGCAGAGAATATCTGCATTAAATTTAATTTAAATAAAGCCGAGAAGGCGTAATTATATAAAGCCTAATTCGCGTTTTTGTTCTTCCCAAGAGTAAGGAAAACGTTCACGCAGTAGTTTGCGTAAGCTTAACAGCTTAGGCTGGGTGCCGTTGATTATTGCCATAATGATATCCGGGGCAAGCGTTGTCAGGCGAATAATCTGTCCCATATATCCTCGGTCAATGTTTTCCCGTTTTGCCATATCGGTCAGGGTCAAGTGTTTTTCTTCCATGATTTGTTTCCAATAAAATGCCAACGTAACAGCGTTAAAGAGTTTTTCATCACGATGAGGTGTTGTTCTTTCTACAAAAGCAGGCTCAATAATAACTGTGCGACCGCGCTTTTGGCCAAACCGCACCGGATATTTCAATTCTAAAATCTTATTATTAAAGGCTGGATCCGGTTTTACCAAACTGCTTTCATACAAAGTTGCCGCAAAAGGTTGCAATTTAATTTCAATATGATCATGGCAAATAATTACTTTTCTGACTAGTTCGGATATAAAATCGTGTATGGTTCTAGGCTCAAAATATTTAATGGCATCACCTATATCACTGATAATTTTATGAATGTCAGCCGCGTTGCAATTATGTCCTTGATTTTCAAATTCTTTTAATAATCTCTGCTGAAATTCAGGAGCCTGAAATATACTTTTGATTTTATCAATAACAAATGATTCAATTTCTCCGGCAGGAATGCTTCCAACCTTGCAATGTGCAATTTTTGCACCTTCCTTTACCGTCTTCAGTGGCGTGTAATACTCATAATATTTATTACCCTTTTTACTCCGGGTTGGAGTCATAGCACCGCAACATTCGCATTCTATCAATCCTTTTAATAAGGAGTGCTTGATGACACGCGATGGTCGGAACGCTTCACCTAAATTAGCTTTTCGCAGACTTTTGGCTTCGTCCCATAGTTCTTGCGAAATGATTGCTTTGTGCTGGCCGTCATACAATTCACCTTTATAAACAACTTTTCCTAAATAAACCGGATTATTAAGTATGTTGCTGATCATGGCATGATTAAAACTGCCTTTTGAAATATTCTTTCCGGTTTTAGTCATGCGCTCTTTAGGCTTATATCCTTTTTCATTTACATCCCGCACTGTCTGAAATTGCGACCCTGTGCGCTTATAATCCTCAAAAATAAAACGCACAATTTCAGCTTCTTCTTTATTAATCACCAGTTTTTTATTTTTAGAATCGTAGCCCAAAGGAAGCGGACCACCGGTCCACATTCCTTTCTTTTTACTGGCCGCAATTTTATCCCGGACACGTTCAGCCCCAAGCTCACGTTCGAATTGTGCAAACGACAGCAATATATTCAAGGTCAATTTGCCCATAGAATCACAGGTATTAAAATGTTGCGTGACGGAGACAAATGAACAGCAGTGTTTTTCAAAAATCTTCACTAACTGAGCAAAATCCAATAAAGAGCGGGTTAAACGATCTATTTTATAAACAACAATCATATCAACTTTGCCGGCCTCTACATCTGACAATAATTGTTTCAGTGCAGGCCTTTTAAGACTGCCACCGCTAAAACCTCCGTCATCATAGTGTTCCGGCAGAATAACCCAACCTTGATGTTTCATGCTTCTTATATAATTTTCACCGGCTTCGCGCTGAGCTTCCAATGTATTGAATTCTTTTTCAAGTCCTTCATCTGTTGATTTACGCGTATATATTGCACATCTGATTGGGCTAAAACTTTCCATTGGTTTCTCCTTTATTTTTCTTGCTTATCTAAACCAAAAAAATATCGTCCGGATATTTTGCGGCCGGTTATTTTCTTGGCCACCGCAGATAAGGTTTGATACTTCATGCCATTGAATTCAAACCCATCGGGCAGAACCACGACTACATGATCAACACCTAAATACTCACGGACAATTCGTGTCCCTGTCGGTGGCAGATTATTATGTGACCTAGACGGAACATGCATATTAGCTATGACCTGTTGCTGATGACTTGAAAGTCCTCCATAGGCAAGTTCCTGTATCCGGTAGGCAAGCCTTGAAATATAGAATTCTTTATTTTTGGATATAGGCGGCGTATCAAAATACTTTTGCCACATTTCTTGCAACTGGGTAAGCGACTGCCTTTCTAAAAGTGCTACTTGCATTGCTACTTGCATTCTTGACCTCCATTATTAAGACATTCTTCGTGATCAACACGATACATGCTTGGAAATGAAAGATTATCCAGTCTTTTCTGCGCTAATTCACCACTTTCTTTCATTTTTAAATACTTAAGTAAGTCTGGCATTATAATTTTAATTAACTTTTCTACTTGGGTCAT